CAATATCGGCTAAGTCAAAATACAAACAAGGAATTTTTATTCCAGTACATCCAGAGAAATATGTTGGATCATCTCAGATCAAATATCGTAGTTCCTGGGAGTTACGACTCATGAAATGGCTAGACAACCATCCCTCTATCATATGTTGGAACTCAGAGGATTTCATAGTTAAATATGTTTCACCGTTGGATAATAAGCAGCACAAGTACTATATAGATTTTGTAGCAAAAATGAGACTTAAAGATGGATCAGAAAAAACATACGCGATTGAAGTCAAACCCCTAAAAGAAATGGTACCACCATCAAACCGTATCAGAAATAAACAAAGATTACTTATTGAGACGACAACCTATATTGTCAATCAAGCTAAATGGGAAACAGCAAAAGAGTATTGTACTAAAATAGGGATTGAGTTCATAGTGCTAAATGAAACAGATCTAGGAATATCATGAAAAAAGAACTAACGTCTATTTTTGACACAATAAAACAGAATCCAAAATTCCATCAGTCTAGATCAGCAGATTGGTAGAGAATTTCAGACCACTAGATTATTACCAGGTGTGATGAGTTTCTTTTCTTATGATCCGAAGTATAAAGAAACTCTACCGTACTATGACAAGTTTCCTTTATCGTTTATTTTTTCTATAGAAAAGGAACATTTTACTGGTATCAATTTTCATTACCTACCGATACCGATCAGAATCAAACTCTATGATGCTATGTACAATATAGCAAAACAGTCTCATTTACCAACACATCAGGTTATGGCATTAAATTGGAGACTACTAAGTAATGTTTCAAAATTTCCTGGAGTAGTTCCAGCAGTAAAGAAATATCTGTTCGATCATGTACAGTCTAGATTTATTAAAATACCTATAGCAGACTGGAAAACAGCTATAATGCTAGAAAACTCTGAGTTCAAGAAACAGTCAGCTGGTAATGTAAGAGCTATATCAGCTAGATTAGCCACTAGAGCATTAATTTAGATCAGATATAGTCGTTTTAAGCATCTCCGGAATAGTAACCAATGGACTCAAACGGACGATTTACTATAGTCGTTTCTAAACAGTCCTAGTAGGTATATATCTGTTTATGCCGCCGGCAGGGACCGAATGCAATGAGTGTCCCACAACTAGAGTATTAATGACCAGCCAAGCTGGATAATAGCTCCATTTCATTCCGCTATTATTATCCTGGATAATCTATAGGTTAGTCTTTAAGTTAGACTCTAGAGTAACCAGTAGTGGACTAACCGCATGCCTGTAGGCGTACAGAGGGGAGAGCCGTGAACAGAGTAATCCCTTGGTATTTGGTTATTATACCATCGGTTCTAAATCTTGTAAAATTTTTTTTGTTGTTATAGATCAACAACTTATCGCGATTGACGTCTAGCCATGTTTTCTTTTTCTATATCTGACGCGATCATAGCCATTTCGATGTCAAGCTCCCATCTAGTCATCTGATCTATAGTATCAGAAGTGTACTTAAATTTGTATCGCATTAAATGGGTAGCCTTGAAGTAATCCCCAAGCGAGGTATACCCAAGGCTTATATAAAAAAATTAGAGAACCCAGAAAGTACTTGAGTGTGGTCTAGACCACAAGATTGACATTTATATGATGCATCTAACTCTACCACTGGCATCGCGTCCATAAATGCTGCAATACCTTTTTGTTGCAGTGGAGACATAGATTCTACGAATTCTACTTTTTCTTTCATTGACCACTCAAAAACTTCGTCATCTGTATATACATCTGTGATACAAGAAGCAACAGTTTGAGCTCCAGATGATTCTTCTGCCTTTAGTGAAGCGACAAAATCAGATAGAGTCGGGTGTCTCATTTTAACTGTGTACTTAGTTCCAGGGATAGGAATTACTGGATCAAAATCAGCATGCTTTACTTCTGTCTTAGAAATGTCAGCAATGAATTTTGTCTTAGCAGTTTCAGAGCAGTCGCATGATCCGATCAAATCTATAGTTTCTCCTACAGACTTTGCTCTGATCTGCAGAAACAAATATTCCAAATCATAGTACGGTACTTTATTTGGGTCAACTTCTGACTCTGTACAAGCCTTGATAGTATTTTTGATTGCTGATGCTACTGTGTCAAGATCATTTTCTTCTAGAGCAAGAAGTAATGCTTTTTCTTCCTTAATAGTAAAAGGTCTGAATGTCACATTTTTGCCAGTTGATGGTTGTTTTGTCACATAGGTAGGAAGTATAATTTTAGTCATAATTAAGCAGTTGTTTGTGTTAGGTTAGCAATTCTTTCGGTATTAGTAATACCTACTTTTATTGGGTCTACCGCAGTGTTAGCTTTAGTAGATGTTTCTGATTTAGAATATGAAAATGTCTCAAAGGTAAAATCAACAGTGAATGTTGAAGCCTGTCCGATCGATCCAGAAGATAGATTGATAGAATTTACAGACTTTGGGAATACTCTATTAAAAGTGTATTTATAAGTTTTTGCATTACCTCCAGCACCATCAGATGCAAGAGAAATCATGTTAAGTTCTAATAAATTAGCAGTGTAGTTTTCTTGATATTCAAAGTTTCTTCTGTTGCCAACAATCTTTGTCATCCACACATCAAAGAAATTCCTGACTTCATAATTGATGTCGACATAGAAATCTAATGTAAGATTTTGATAGGCGTAATCATATACAACTGAGCGTCTGATACCATTCTCTGTGTAATCATCTGTGGTGTACAAATTAGTTGCAGGAGTATTTGCACCGTGACAGAACATAGAAACTAGTTTACCAGGTTCTAATCCTTCTGACATATTTGGTGGCGGCAGGATGTTCACATAGAACAAATATGGCCGAGATACATTTCTAGCGAAGATATTTGATCTAAACTCTGAGATTGACATAGTTTTAGTTAGTGTATTAAATAATATTATTTAATGCCTTTACGAGAAATTAAATGCAATCAATAGATAGAATGCCAGTACCAGTACCAGTAACTCCACCAGAGAATGGTAATAGTCAGAAATTTTTAAAATTTCCTCTTGACATTTCTCAAGAAAAAGACGAAGCAGGAAAAATGCAGTCGTACATGCTTATAGAAATTGCATCTTCTGCTAGTGGATCTATGATGGAAGGTGATGTTGTAGTGCCACCGCCAGCAGCAAATGTAGTAGATGAAACTGGCAGATTATCATTCGGCAATGATTTAGGGAACAAACCATATAACATGAAAAATGGCTTGGTTCAAGTGAATACTAGTATTGTTTTACCAATGCCAGCAAATTATAATGTTTCTACAGCTGTAGAATATTCTTCCGATTTTGAGCCTGCATCTGCTCTTAAATTTACAGATTTTGCTATGGGTAATTCTTCTGTTGGTTCTAAGGCAGCAGAATATGCAGCACAGCGTTTGATGGGTACTCGAGATTCTCCTGGTGTTATCAATAAGCTTATTAATTCTACTTTTGGTGGTGACGGTGGATTAAGTAGTCAGCAACTTCAAGCTTCACAGAGAATTATGGAAAATCCTAGAAAAGAAGTACTTTTCACTGGATTTGATTTTAGAAATTTCGATTTTTCATTTTTGTTTGCTCCAAAATCCGCCGCAGAATCTATGGAATTATATAAAATTATCAAAACTTTGAGATATTATGCTCTTCCAGAAATATCAAAATCTAAATTGTTCTATATTTTTCCTGGAGTATTTAGAGTAAAATTTTTGTGGAGTAAAGCTATAGAAAATATTTGGCTACCTAAAATTGGGACTTCTGTGATGACTCGTATAAATGTAGATTATTCACCCACAGGTTCTACTTGGGCTTCTTTACCTATTGGCGATCCTGCAATGATTAGATTAAGTTTCTCTCTCAAAGAAATTGAACTTGTTGATCGTAATAAAGTTTCTAATGAAGATAAATCTAAATCTGGATTTTAAACTATGTCATATTTTTCATATCTACCAAACACATACTATAAAATAGGTAAAGAAACATTTCTAGTAAAAGACATCTTAACTAGATCTACTTTCATTACTGAATATAGACCAGTCACAAATTTATATAATGAATACATCATGAAAGATTCAGACTCACTGCAGTCTATTGCTCATGAATATTATGGGTCACCAGAGTACCATTGGGTGATCGCTATCTTTAATGAGATTCATGATATGAATTTTGAAGTGCCCATGGATCTGCTAACATTAGATCATTACATAGATGCTAAATATGGTGCTGATAGATTAGCTACTAGACATTATGTTAATGTTAAAACAGGGTTAATTATAAGTGAAGTTAAAGAATACTACCCCGGATATTCTATACCTGCACCAGAAATTCCTTCACAGGAAATTACACCTGTGACTTTCGAAAATTTCGAAACTCAACTCAACGAAGATAAACGAATCATTAAGCTAATGCGTGTTGAGTTGCTTCCAGATTTTGTTGAACAATTTTCTAGGTCATTCAGATGAGCGATCTTGACTCGAGCAGCATACTAAATTATCCCGGCCAAGTTAACATTCTCCAGGCAGATATAGTATCACATCTTGGTACTAGCGTTGATGTAACAGCTCTAATACAGGAATTGTCTCTGTATGAAGATTTGTTTTCTAATACTATGTCCGGACATATTCTCATGGAGGATGCTCTAGAAATAATGTCGACATTGCCAATGATCGGCCAAGAATACTTTAAAATTAAACTTCAGACTCCATCTGTACAAGCGATCATAGAGAAAAAATTCTATGTATACAAGATGGAAAAAAGAACTACCAAGAAAAAATCACAATCATATATTTTGGATTTTTGTTCTTTGGAGTTGATCAGTTCAATCAACACAAGAGTTTCTCGAGCATTTGACGGTAAGATTTCCGATACCGTTGCCACACTGTTTCGTCAACCACCAGAAGGTGACCAAAGATATATAGCATCACCAGAAATTTTGTACAGAGATCCAACTAAAAATAGCCTATCGTTCATTTCTCCTTACTGGACTCCTCTTCAGACTATAAACTGGCTCTGTGAAAAAGCTATCAACGAACGTGGCATTGCAAACTATTTGTTCTATGAAACAAATCAGGCGTTTGAGTTTATGTCACTCGATTCATTGATCCATTCTGGTACTACTAGAGAATACATCTATGGAGACGTAGATTCTAAAACTGCAGATCTAGGTAATTTTGAGACTCAATATAAAACTATTGACTCAATGGATACAGACATCACATTTGATTACTTGAGAAGTCTGTCAGCAGGTATGTACGGTTCTATCTTGTATACATTTGATACTACTTCAAAAACTATGTCAAAATCAATCTATGACTATTTTGAAGACAGTTTTGGTATCATAACAGATCCAAATAAACAAGTGCCGCCACTACCATATCATCTAGAAAAGCACCCTATTAACACAGTTGATCTACCTCGTAAGCGCCAAGCATCACTGCACCACATTATAAAAAATAATCATGTAACTGGTACTAACAAACCAATTACTTATGCTTCATTTTATCAACAGAGAAATTCTCTAGTTGAGCAAATGCATGCCTTTAAATTCAATATAAGAGTGTTTGGTAGAACAGATGTTAAGGTAGGAGACATCATTAAATTTACTATGAACGAAATGCGCGACATCACCAAGGCAGAAATTGACACGGGTGGTAGAAGTTCTTATTTCTCTGGTAGATATCTCGTTACTGCTATCAGACACGTTATTATTCAAGGTATGCATCATATGACATTAGAAATTGCATCTGATTCATTTATAGAAAAGTTAAAATGACAAAACAACAGTTTCACGTGGCCGTTATTGAAGATAGATATGACCCATTAAAGTTGGGAAGATA